AATTTCTCTCAAGGAATATCCAAAAACCAACGCGATGGTCGTTCGCTTTTCATAAAGCAGACCTCATGCTCCGTCCGCGTTGAGTATGTCCCACATTACATCATGTCGTCCAACACCAATCAGAAACTTCTCGCGCCACAGCAAGTGCGCATAATGATCATTCGCGGCAAACGCGTAAATGAGGACGAACCTAACCAGGTTACGGCCAACCTCTTCCTCGACCAACTTGGAAACAACAAGGGTCTAGACAGCGTACTCTCAACTTATGCACTCGATAAACTTAAGATTAATCGCAAACGGTGGGACGTCATCATGGATAGACGCACCACTCTCTCAGCTCCGCTAGTCACTGCTAACGCTAATACTGCCGAGACAGCAAACCTAGTCCGCCAGACCTCTACCAAGTATCCGTCCTTCAAGGACTTCAACTTTTCTATTCCGATGAATAAAAAGGTACGGTACAACAACCCCACCTCTAGCCACCCGTCATCCCTTGACACCAATTACTTTATGGTAATGATTAACATGGCAATCGGCTACGATTTCAATGGTGGCGGCTCATACCCCACTATGGAGCCCGGCCTCATCGGCACGACTTTCTTCGGAAAGACAGCCGCCCTAGACCTCTAGGTCACCTTCAGAATTTAGGAAATCCACCTTATGTTCCTCGCGCCTTATCTCTCTTCTTCTCTTAGTCCTACTCCGCGTCCTTCCTTTACATATTTCCTTAAGCAAAAGACTTTTCGGCGCCCTGCGCTGCCAAAATCGGACACACTTAGTCCCACAACAACCCGTGTACCTCATATTCACGACTTGAATGCTACGCATCAACACCCCCCGACATCTTCTTACCCCTGAGGGGAAAGGAGGTCTCAGGCGGATTGGGGGGAAGACAGACCATGATCGCACCGAGCGGTGGCGTGAGCCATCCCGAGCCGTGCGTTATCATGGTTTGTCAAGCTTTGATTTTCATATAATTTCAACAAATCGCTTGTAGCCCCCTCACAAATAATTCGCAACTCAATAAATTCACATCGTGAGCCTATTGAGCCTGTTTCTTAAAGGTATTACAGACACTTGTGTCGCCTAGAAACAGCCCCTGTTCCACTAACTCCCACGTTACTTAAAAATCCGGGTCCGTCAATTGATTATACACAACCACCGCTGGTGTAAATCTAACGAGCACGTCATCTTCAATCTTCCAAAACTTCCATCTGTCGCTTGACAGTAGGTGTAAGTCCGGAATAACATTGGTGCACAACCAAATGTTCGGACAGTTGAAAATCTTCTCCTTAAAAGAATACCGGTCATCGTAGCAGTAGCCACTCTTTATTTGCTCTATCGCGCTGAACATCTCGTTCATCCGCCTCTTGTCCAACGCCCTGGGCAGGTCAATCACATACGCTCGAGCGGTTGGCATGTCATAACAAGCTCTCATTAAATCCTTAGCATCGTTCAATGCAGGTAAGATCCTTCCCAATTTAAATACGCGTATCCACGAGCATAAAATCGATTTCCCATTATTACCAATCGGGTCATATATAATGTTAATCGTTCTCGTATCCCACACATCTAGAGAGGCAACAACTTTTTGCTGCCACGGCCGTAGCATCTCAATTTCTTCAATTTGTAGCGGGATGAAAATTTCTTCATCCGTGTCCTTCCAGGGCCCATCTACCCGCGTCGCTTCTTTCAGACAATAAAAGTCATTGTCTTTATTCTCATTGCTCGTCCTAGAGAGCCCGTCAGGGCTTACGTTCTCATACCCGAACGCATCCTTAATGTACCTCATCATTACATTCATGCGAACTTTATTTTTTAAGCTCCCACGTATCTGCCAATGCAGGTAACCCGTTTTCTCTCCCTTCTCTTGCTGGAAACACCATTTCTTGCAATATTCCTTCAAAAAGTCCTTGACTTGTTTGAGCTCAATTTTCTCACAGCTTAAAGTTATATCATACATGTTAAGTTGCGTATCTGTCATCGTTGTTAATACTCCTAGGATATATAATAATTTCAACGAATTACACGCACCCCGAAAATCGGAATCTTAAGGACGTTACGTCCAAATGCCCAAATTTAAAATATTTGCTATAGGTATCTCACATACCCTCATCCCATTTACCCATACCAAGATTGCCCATACACTTAACTCACAATCATGCCATACCGAAAACGCACCACCCGTACCCGCCGACCCCGCTCGAGAGCACGTAAGACTGTGGCTCGCCCACGTCGCCGTGCTCCTATCCGTCGTCGCCCAAAGCGCCCCCGGATTAGCAAAATCCGACGCACGGTTAACACCCTCACCCCAATCGCCGAAAGCAAGCTCCAAGGAATTATTAAGCAGATGCCTAACGACGTTTTCGTCATGGCTAATTCCCGAGAGGTAGGTAGTACGTTTTGCGCCCTTGGCGAAAACTCTATCCCCTATCTCCTTGCCGCCGAGCAGCAGACCCCAATGGGTCTATGGAATTTCTCTCAAGGAATATCCAAAAACCAACGCGATGGTCGTTCGCTTTTCATAAAGCAGACCTCATGCTCCGTCCGCGTTGAGTATGTCCCACATTACATCATG